GCTTGACTGCCAAGGGCAGGGCTAAGTACAACCGCGAAACTGGCAGCAATCTCAAGGCACCAGCGCCTAATCCTCGCACTAAGAAGGAAGCAGGCCGCAAGGCTAGTTTCTGTGCGCGTATGGCTGGCGTAGTGAGGAAAGCCAAGGGGCCAGCTACCAGAGCAAAAGCGTCGTTGCGGAGGTGGAATTGCAGATAGAAGATGACGATGTGATGGAAGCGATGCAGGAAGAACGCGCACCAGACTTCTTATCCCAAGCGCAAGAATCTTTCCCCTATCTTAAAGGGAAAGACTTGGATGTGGTTTACACCCCGCGCCCCAAAGAAAATAGGCTTTTAGAGTTCTACCCACCGGATGAGCCGGGAGCGCCTGAAGCCCCACGCCCTAAGACCTTGCCAATGGGTAGAGTAGGCATCGAAGTCTTCAGCCCAAAGGTTAGACCTATCGACATCTTAGGTGACTATGTATCTCACTACGGTGTGCAAGCTGATCCAGAGTTGAAGAAATACTATGGTCAGTTCCAGCAGGCGCTTGATCCAAAGGCTATGCAAGAGCGTTATCGTTACCACCAAGAAAACTTTGGTGAGACACGGCCTTTTGAACAATGGTATGAGAGTACAGGGGTGCCAGAGATATTTCGTGGCTACACCTTTAATCAGTTTGGCGACAACGCAGCAGAGATTTACACACCAGAACAGCTAATGATTTTGGATCAAGTAAGAAACTACTTGGGAATCAAATGAGTCATCAAGCACAACTAGATTTCGTTGCAATAGTACGCGCCATGTATCCAGATTATTTCATTCGCAAGCAGGTGCTTGAGATTGGTAGTCTAAACATTAACGGTTCTATCAGACCATTCTTTGAGCAATGCGTATATGTTGGGGTTGATCTTGGCGAAGGACGCGACGTTGATGTGGTGGCTAGAGGCGAAGACCTCACCTATGCTGATGGTAGCTTTGACGTTGTGGCAAGTTGTGAGTGTTTTGAGCATAATCCTGAATGGGTGGCTACGCTAAACAACATGATCAGGATGAGCAGCGGCTTAGTCTTTTTCAGTTGTGCAACTACCGGCAGACCTGAACATGGCACACCACGCACTAGCCCACACGACGCACCGTTCTGTGGCGAGTATTACCGCAACCTAACCGAAGAAGATGTAAGAAGTGTAATTGATTTGTCAGTCTTTGAAGACTATCAATTTCTAACCAATGATATGGCTCACGACTTATACTTTTGGGGGATCAAATGAAAGAAGGACTGTACGCCAACATTCATCAGAAACGTGCCAGAATCAAAGCTGGCAGCGGTGAGAGGATGCGCAAGCCCGGAAGCAAAGGCGCACCCACAGCAAAGGCTTTCAAGCGGTCTGCAAGAACTGCTAAACGATAGAGTTGATCGCAACGGCCTAGTCTTCTCCCTAGGCTTTCCCCCGTCTAATCAGCGGGGGTTTTTTTTACTCACTCGGCAGCAAGCCACCTTCAAACAGATACGTTCCCATGTGACCTAGGTGACACCAAGGTGCTGCATGTATCTTGCCGCCAATCTTTCGCCACTGATGACAGAAGTAGTAATCCTCTGACAGCAACCGTTTGGTTTCAGGATCAATAGGATCAAGATAGAACCCATAGATTTCCTCACCAGACAGGTAGTTCATGTCACTCACAAACTTTGGCGTGTGCGGCATCAACTCATCAAACACTCGGCGCTTAATCAGCATGAAGCCCGTGCCAATAGCTGACACTTCGCACGGCTGATCTACTGGCACAGTTATAGCAGGATCATTCGTCAGCAAGTTGACTACAAAGCTACCAGTGTGTTTCTTAAGCTGATCAACTGGCTTACCTTCAGTCACGGCTTGATGCACTGTTTGCCAATTAATTTCCTTTTTTGGATAGATTCCACCAATAACGTCAACGTCAGCCTCAAGCATCTTGATAGCATCGTCTGGCCTAAAGGCAATGTCGGCATCAATCCAGAAAAGGTAATCGGCACCACTCTTTAAAAACTCATGCGCCATGTTGCAACGTGCGCGTGTCACCAATGATTCATTGAACATCAACGACACAGAAGTTTTATAACCTTGGTTAGACAGAACGCCAATCAGGTTCATTAACGACTGAGCGTACACGCCAGTACACTGACCACCATACATGGGTGTTGCTATAAAAACATGCTTTTGGTTTTCCATGTGATCTCCGTAAAAGTGGGGCGTGTCAGAGTGACGCTGCGCCCCGCAACGCTCCTAAACATCCTCTGACTGATGGGGGAATTCGTTACCAAGAAGTGCTAACAAGTCTGGCAAGCGCAACACTGCCAGTGATTTACCACCGTCTTCACGCATGATCACAATGGGCGTTTGACCTATCTCGCAGGCTTTCTCTGCCTGTTCCATAAAATCATACACTGCGATCTTGCGCCTGCGTTTGCACTCAATGAGATATTTCCCAAGGATCAAGTCACCCTCATCAGACACCTGATACTGCTTTAGGTTGCGCCTGATTCGAATGCCAAGCACATCAAATATCTCATTGGCTACTTCACGCTCGTAGTTAGCGCCACGTTGTCTTGCTAGTTTGCTCATAAGAAGGTGGGGTACTCGCTGCACTGCCTTTGCATTTCAGCTAACTGGTCAGCATCCGCTTTCCCCCAAAAAAAATTAATAGCAGTTTGTGTTACAGCTATTTCCGTAGCAGCAGGTAGTGCAAGTTACACACCGGCCTGAATCACAGTAGGTGTTGTAAGTGCAAGTTGCGTACACCAGTGGTGCGGTAATAGCCAACCATAGGGCAAATAGATAACGCATGATTGTCTCCCATTAGAAAGGAATATCCCCATCTTCCTTGCGCTTGCTAGGAAAAGGGTTCACATTGCCGGGGCTTTGAGCGCTTGTTGGTTGCCAAGTGTCTTCCTTCAAGCTAATCAAGGCACCGCCCTTAGTGTCCTTAGTCCATGCTGCCAGCTTGATTGTGTCACCCGGCGCATAGTGTTCAGACACTTTCAGTTCACCCCGCCAATCGGGGCTTGAAACATTCTTTTTGTTGCGGTTGCTGAGTAGTACGCCAGTTCCCATCTTACGTTCAATTTGATCCACTTGATTGCTCCTTCACTAATAAATAACGTGCGACATCCTTATCACCAACACGCACCATTTGAGTCAAAATTGTATGCCCCTCTTTTCTTAGGTCTTCAATCCGTGCCGCCAGCCGAAGCACACCATACAACCTAAGAGAATCTAAGGCAGTGATACCATTACCTAGGCGCAAATGATCAAGAATCATCTGGCTTTGGTTCTTGCCGCTGGCTGGCTTTAACCCTTTTTTATCAGGTGATCCAGCCTTTCTTTCACCTGCTTAATTGCCTTAGTCCACACCTCAAACAGCGCAGGCTTATCAGCTTCCACCATGCCAAGCACAAAATCATTAGCACCCTCTAATGCCGTGATCTTCGATAGCTTCTCGGCTGCGTTTAGCTTCTGGCTTTCCATAATCTGATCCACCATTGCCAAGTAACCATCAACGAATTCCTCATCATTGGCAAAATACTTGTAGGCTTTGTCAGTGTTTGGCAGCATGAAAGCAATGCCTGTTGTGGTTATTGGCTCTGGCTTTTCCTCGACTGCTATGGGTGCTGGCGTTTCAGTTACCACCATCGGCTCGACACGCGCTTGCGGGATGGTTTCAACTTCAGTTTCGTCAAGCATTCCGAGTCCACAATGTGCAAGAACCGACCGCCGTATCGCTTTCGTAGTTGCCTTAAGGATGGCATTAGCCAATCTCTCGCCGACAAGGTTTCCGACATCCACCGCGCCTTGATTCTCTGAAACTCTACCGTCACTGCCCGTGACTCTGACGGAGACAAGGTAAATTCCATCCACACGTTCCCGATGCGTAATCTGAGTGGATAACTTATGTAAGGCACAGAGTTGTTGTGTTGCACTAGCGTTGGCGTAAAGGATTTGTTTTCCATTTAAGGTAAGCAAGTCAAAGGGTTTAGCAGCAGGATCAAGACCAACTTGTTTGCAGCGGTACAGATAGTATTGCTTCTTCTGATCTTCGTTCAGACCAGACAAGTCACCACGCAAGACAATGGATGACTGAATCGCAGGATCAAGGGTTGAGACTGCACCTTCACTTCCCATACTGATTACGTTACTCATGATTGCCCTCATTTCAAAAGGAAGCGACGAGCGCCGGGTTGTTCAACGACAAACTTTTCATACATCTCAGGCATGGCATTGCGGAACAGGTCTTTGCTGAAGGACTTGGTAGTTTTGCTGGCTTTCCAAGTGGCGAGGATTTTGCCATCGTAGGTAGCAAGCTGGCTGGACTCCATCATGTAGCCCTGAATCTTGGCTGTTAGCGCGTCCTCTTGCGCTTCCAAGGCTTTGCGCTGCGTCTTAATGACTGACAGCATCTCGCAGGCTTGCTCCAGTTCTGACGTAGCTAACAGACTGCTGCCGTTGTCTGCCTTGTACACAATCTTAGCAGCATCACCCATTGTTTCAGGGTCAAAGCGTCTGGCCTGAATCCTGCCCCAAAACTGCGCCATCTCTCTGGCATGCAAATCCCATTGTTCCGGCGTAAACGTCAGCGGATAGTGGGTAATCTCTTGACCACCAAAGCAGACAACCAGCACCACGTTAGGAATGCGGTGAACTAAGG